CGCCACATCTAAATACATCGTAAACGATCTTCTCTAGTTAAGATTAAAACTCACATGGGTATTCCATTTGCTGGTACACCTGAACATCCTATATTAGTCGCTACTCGTGATTTGAAGTATGTGTGGAAACGAATGGATGCACTGGAGATCGGCGATTGGGTCATTAGTTCTGCAGGCTCTTTGATTACTGACAGAGAACCTGTATCTCTGTCCAGTGTTGCACCTCATCCACAAGCGTTGCCTGTATATCAGCCGAAGATTGTGGATGCAAAACTCGCCTATGTCATCGGTTGCTTGATTGCAAATGGTGCTCTCACTCGGTCTAAATCGTTAAGCACTGTTTCAATCTCAAGTAACTCTGAGAAGATTAGGCATAAGTTTTCTAAATATTGTGAAGATTTGTTTGGCATTATCTGTAAGGAGACGTTAGACACACACAACGATAACTCTGGTGTATGGTCGGTTGGTTTTAATAGCAGTACTATAGTAGATTTCTTTGAGGCCAATGGCTTGCACTACGGCCTATCTGCCGATAAATCTGTACCTGACTTCATCATGTGTTCTGGACGAGATATTCATATTGCATTCCTTGAAGGCTATGGTTCGTGCGATAGCGGTAATCAAGTCCAGTCTATAACGTATTGTTCTGCCAGCTCCGTGTTGATTCGACAACTTCGTGCTATGCTCATGAGTCTTGGTATTGTTCCCAGACAGTCAGTGAAGTATAAATGTGCTACCAATGGGGCGCGCATCAAGCGCCCTTATGGTACGTTGCATATAGGTGCTAACCATATGCATAAGCATCGTGCCTTGATTTCGTTTGATAAAGAGATTACTTCTGGCTGCAAAACAGGCGATACTGTAGCAGCCTACTCTGATAATGATATTATCCCTCATTTAACTGGCGCTATACAAGAGCACTTCACATACGAAGATCGTAAGAATATTTACTACGGGCGCAAGCATTCAAAGAACACGAAAGGACATATGGCTAGACGCACTTTGAGTCGCGTAGACCGTACCTGTCTGACTAAGGAAATGCAGGAATATACAACGTCTGCGGATAAATTTTACTTCCATGAGGTTACGCAGATTGAGGACATGTCTGAGGATTGGGTGTATGACCTAACTGTGGACGGCTCTCATAGTTTTCTGGCTGATGGTTTTGTTGTACACAATACCGTTATCGGTACGGCAGGTGCGTGTCACTCTGGGTTTCGTACAGTCATTATGGCTGACCAGAAAGACTTCCTCGATGGGTTCTTGGAGACTATCGAGCAGATGACGAACCTGCCTCATCTGGAAGAGAAGTACGGTAAGAAGCTGTATGGTTTTCCGAAAACTTTGGCTGATTACAAGAACTTCCAGATTATTCTCGTGACCTATCAGTCTTTGATCGGTAACAACAAGACAGCTAAGAAGCGTCTCAAGTTGTTGAACGAGAACTACGGTACGTTGGTGATCGACGAGGTACATGCAGCGAACGCCCAGTGCTTCTCTAAGGTTGTTGCTAACCTTAAGATGAAGTATCGTTTCGGTCTGACAGCCACACCAAAAAGAAAGGACAAACGTGATTACATAGTAGAAAGCATTCTCGGCCCTGTTGTTGCGGAAGCATTTGTTAAAGAGCTTGTTCCTAAAGTGACGCTGCATAAAACATCCAACTCTGTGCAGAGCAAGAATAAGTTCAACAACAAAGCTGGTTGGACAAACTTCTGTAAGTTTCTCGCCAACCATCAGGAGCGTAACGATAAGATCTTTGAATGGATTATCAAAGACCTAGATGCTGGCCGATCGATTGCGATTCCGATTAACTTCACTGAGCAAGCACGTAAGCTGGTGCAGCGAATCAATGAGCACTATTGTGAAGAAGTTGCAGCCGTCTTCTTAGGAGGCGCTAAGGAAGCTAAGAAACGTAAGCCGATTATTGATGCAGCGCGTGCTGGTAAGATACGTTGCGTCGTCGGTATGCGTCGTTTGATGCAGCGTGGTCTAAACGTGCCTCGCTGGGATACGTTGTATTACATCATGCCGATGAATAACGAGCCGAACTGGAAACAGGAGTCGTGTCGTATCTTAACTCCGATGGAAGGCAAGCGCACTCCGGTCATTCGCATGTTTATCGATCCGAAGATGGAGAAGTCGATGGGCTTCGCTCGCTCGGTGTTGAAGTTCTGTTGGAAATTCGGTTACGCGAAAGCCAAACGCACGCCAAAGAAACTCCGCGATTGGATGGGAGTTGTTTCTCGTGATGAAGCGTTCGATGCGGAGCTGCCTGATTTCTTTGAGCCTGAGGCGCGAGTCAAAGGTCAACCTTCTAACTTGGGTATGAGGAGATTCTAATGGATATTTTGGCAAGTTCATTACTTCTGGCTTCATCGCGAAGTGAGGCCAGAACTGCGTACGAGACCGTGCTCCATCAGGCTTTGCGAAATGCTGGCTTTAATATGATGAAACACTCAATCTCTGGGTGTGCTTCTGTTAAAGTCGATCTGACCGTTACCGCCAACATCAAAGGCGCTGCTACTAGCCTTGTTGATGCGACCTATATAGAATACAGCGTTGAGTATCCGCAGCACCTTGTCGATACACTAGGCAAGAATATTCGCCTTGTGGCTTTCGACCTTGTGGGTGATCTCCCTGAGCAATACCCAGGTGCGCCAAAGCGTCTGGAGTTTCGCGGCGTTGTTATTGATCGAGGCATTAGTTCAGATCCGGATATTCAAACAACGTATCTGGCTATGCAGGGTATCTTCCCTGACATCCCTATGTTCAGCACACTCTCTGATGATCAGAAGACAATGGTTAAGAACCACATAATCATGTTGGCTGATTTTCTAAGGAAATAATATGAAATGCTCCTTGTTCGACCCTTTGTTCGGTCTCATCTCTAGTACCTTACGTGAACATCCGAACATTATTTTTGATGGCACTGAGGACTATTCTTGTGGCGAAATATTCTATATCTCTTTCGTTGCTAAGATGCCTGCACCTGGCAATAAAGCAGATATCGATCTGGATGAAGTATTTGCGCAATATCCAGACGGATTCGCAGTGCAAAGCATTAGCGATCTTGAGTATACTAAGGTTGTACGACCTGAGGTGGCTCCTAACCTCCCTAATCGGGAAGAAATGCGTGGCACATTTACCCTACGTGTGACTAAAGCCAATTGGCTGAAAGGCGAAATTGGTGTAGTTAGTGATGTTACGTTGACAACAGGCTCTGCTGTAACACTCGATGATGCTTTTGCCAAGTGCCGCGAACTGCCGGAGGACAAACAGCAAATCATGATCGATCAAGTTATGTTGACTCTCAAGGCATTCGGCATCTAATTTATAGTCAGCCACATCGGCTATGAGGAGTATTAGATGATTAACGATACGATGATTAGTTTCGAGGTCAGTGACCTTGTTGACGAAGCGCGGAAAGCCACAAATACAATTGTGATTGCTGAAAACCCTCCGACTGTTCCGACGAGAACGATCGGATGTACGTTGTCTAACTTCGTGCATCCTTTGACTGCGGCACGGCGTCTTGCCAGCATCCTTTGTTGTGTCTTAGGTCCTGATGTGACAGTTTATAATGTCCAATTCCTCAATGCTGGTAACGCGCATACCCGTATCGTCGCCGAAGCGACAGCCAACTTAAAGGAGTAACTGTAAATGTTACGTGTAGATCAAATTCAACGTTATATCGCTCGTGCCGATCTCTCGCATTCAATCGCGCTGCGTATGAACTATAAGCATCTCGATTGGATTTCGAAAGACACCGACATGCAAGCGGACCATTGGGAGAAGCACACGCTTTCTTGGGAAGTCCCTGACACGCCTTTTGATTTCGATGGCTGGGCTATCGATATCGCTTCTAAACTTGAAGCTGAAAGTGCGTACGAAATCTACAACCCGACACTGAACAGTAACAAAGGTCTTATTCTGATCTACGGTGCTCGTATCGTGCCGGCACCCAACGTGCCGTCTGGGTTCATTGTGGCGTTTACTTATACCTACATCGACCCGACACTGGCATTGATGTAACAATCTGGAGAACACCGTGGAATTTTCAACAACGTACAATTTAAAATTGGCTCGGGTAATGGCTCATCAGGTCGGTACCTTGATCGAAAAACATATGGAAAGCGTTCGATTGAAATCGGCGCGTCCTATTCCAGATGTGTTTGAAATTCCCGGTGTTCTTCGTTTGGAGAACGTGAGGTACTTCACGAGCCTTAGTTGTGATTCCGGCGACATTGGACATGAGTTATATCCATGGCATGATCCACATCATCCCATTGACCCGCGAATTTATCTTCGGCCAAATGAGGATTTCATGCTCCTCTCATTCGAAGTTGTGCAGGAAATCACAACTCTGTAAATAGCTCGTACAATGAATGGAGGGACTAGTGCTTACTTTTAACTTTGAGTCTGACCAGTGTAAGCTGATGCAGACGTTGGGTGTAGACCCGCAGTTATTGTACGGGAAGAAAGATGAGTATGACATTGAGACAGCGGCGCAAGACTATAAACCAATGTCTCCTTACTTTAAGGGTAAAGTGTTTTCGAAGAATAAACAACTTCGGCACTTGGCTCAGTTGATTCAAAACCCATTTGAGATGGACCCGCGTATTACGGTGATAAGTAGCTTCCCAGATGATATGCGTGCGAAGCTTGCCGCGCTGAACATATTCAACTCTGCCGTTGAAGACAGTGCGACAACCGCACTTAAGCCTCGTTGGGTTACGCTATACGGAGATCGTTTCGACTACGAACAACTCAAAACGAAACGACCGTCGTTGCTTGTCGTATCTAACATCACGATGGAGAGCACTGCGTACAAGTTAGAACGTCTTCGAGACATCCTTGAGATGTTCCCGAAGATTCCACGAATCGTTGTGACAGGCGGCGGTATCGACCCTACTGAGCTATTCACTAAACGTGTTCATCTTCCTGTTCAAGCTGGCGTTTCAATTGGGCCAGCGCATGTTGTTAAGAACATCCTCGACCTTATGACTATGTAAAGGACAAATCATGTTACTGAAAGAACTCAATGCGTTGCTGGGCAAACATCGTACTGAATTAGGCATTCCGGCTTTTCGTTCTGAGATTTCAATGTCAGGCTCCAATCAGCATTGGTTGCAGAAGAATCTGAAAAAGAATCCGAACTGCCCGCCTCGCATTATTGAGTTACTGTCTAAATCCATTTCGGAGCTTACTCACCCATGACATCAACTGCTCTGGCTGTAATTCCAGGACAAATTGCCGTGCGCCATACAGGGACTGATGTGGCTACAGAGGATGAGGAGTGGCAGGAACGCACTCAAGAAGATCCTGAAACGCTTGAGGAGATTGTTGAACAAATCAAATTCCTCGAAAGCCGCCTGACTTACGATACAGAACGTTCTGAGGCAGTCGCCAAGTACTGCAATGAAAAGAACGGCGCTCTCATCGCTCAGGTTGAACTGGCTAACGCAAAGCTGGAGATGCTCACCGAAGCCTTAGGACAAGGTGACCTGGAAGACCAAGCGAATGCGGACGACGCAGCTAAGGCGTTGAAAGATTTTTATGGTGAAGATGATACTACCCATGAAACAGACGACAATGCCTTAGCTGCGGACGTTGACGCAATAATCGAAGCAGCCAATGCGGCGCGTGTGAAGAAGCGCTGCTCTACCATCTACAAAGCCATTGCTGGTAAGACGCACCCTGACAAGTGCCGTAAAATGACTGAGGCAAAACGCGCTCACATGACGAAGTACTTCATGGACGCGCAGGTTGCGTATCTGGAGCTGAATTGCATCAAGCTTGAGGATATTTACGAGCAAGTCTTCGGTAAACCTTACGATCAAGTTAATTTAATGCAGCGTTTGGTTATCGCTCGCCAACGCCGTGATAAACTTGCTAAAGAACTGAAAGACCTGCACGACTCCGACGGATGGCAGCTTACCTGCATGGCAATACGCCATGGGAAGCACGTTGCTGCCGAGCAGTACCGTATGGCGTTGGAAAATACACTCTTGGGCTTGAATGCCATGATCGACCAACTAACGAGTATGGGAACTGATCCTGGCCAAGTCCACTATAACTGGAAATAGTCATGACTACACTTGTTGTCTATCATCAAGGATGTGCGGATGGTTCCTACGCGGCAGCCATCACCGCACTGGCGTATCCTCGTGAACGACTCCATTTCTTCCCTGCTGTCTACGGTCCTAATAACGGAGACATCTTGGACGCTCATGGACTTAAGCTGGAAGAACTGACTGGCATTTTTGATTACGACCGTGTTATCGTTGTTGATTTCTCGTTGTCTGAACGTCAGATGGCTCTCTTTACCAGTCATTATAATGGTAACTTCAAAGTTCTGGATCACCATAACATCCGTGATTTTGCAGTCTACCAGGCTGAATGCGATAAGCTCGGAGCAAACAGCCAGTCGCTCACTTTTGCCTCTGCTGGTAGTGGTGCAATGCTCGCATACATGGAGCATGTGTCTAACTTCCTGATGTATGAATATCAGTTCATCAACAACCTGATTCGTATCGCCCAGTTGGTATCTGATCGCGATACGTGGCAGCGCGATAATAAGCGAGCACAAGCTTTCTATGAAGCGACGTTGTTCGATAAGGTTGAGAAGCATGGTATCATCTACACCGACATGCCTCCTACTGTTAGCGCTGCGTATAGTCAGATTACTGCCGGTGACCTTGAACACACAATCGAACAAGGTTTTAAAGCCATCGCTCTTAGAAACAAACGCTTCGATGAAATGATTAAGGCTAACAGCGCTTTCGTTGACTCGAATACGTTGGTGCCTGTCAAGCACGCCGTAGTTCCTTGTGACAAAGCAGACGCTTCGGAGCTCGGCACGTACGTGTATGAAAACTACGCCCACTTCCAAACAGTGTTACTGGTTCGTCTGGGCCATCGCGATGCGTCTAAGGTGTTTGTGTCTATTCGGTCTAACGGGTATTCCACACTTGAACCTGGAAGCGCCCGTCACATTGCTCAGCGTCATGGCGGTGAAGGGCATTTGAATGCCGCGGGCTTCAATGTGGACAGAGCGGAATTTGAAGCTCTCTATCCAGGATTGAATTTAGCATTCGATTCCATTGGGTGTGACTGTTGAGCAAAAGGGTGGCTTCGGCTGCCCTTTTTGCGTTTCTGTCTCCTTCCTCGATAATTTCTACCAGTCTTAAAAGGAGATAAATCATGCCCGTTAACTCGAATAGTTCCTCCGCTGGCGTATACACTGCCACCAGAGACCTTTCCGTAGGTGCTACCGCGTTATCTACAGCAGTTGTCGGCATTGTTGGTCAGGCGCTTCGCGGTCCTGTTAACCAGCGTGTCGATATCACAAACACTGACGATATCACAAACACTTTCGGCAAGAAAGATCCAAAATACGGTCTGGGTCTGTATATTGCTATGCCAATTGCGAAGCAGACCAACCAAGTTAAATTTGTGCGTCTGGTTAATGGTGCAAAGTATGCTGTAGGCGTGCTCACTGTTGACGATGCAACCGCAGTTCAACCTGTTATCCGTCTCAACTCCTACACGGATGAGAACGGTGACATCGTAGGTGTTAACTCTCCTGACGAGTTAGGCTTCCTGCCGAATGACCCGCTGAATGAGAACATCCTCGGCTATGTTATTCTGGAAAACCCAGGAAACTGGAACAACACGATGGCTATGGGTATTCGTCCTGCGACGCCTCGTGGCCTAGACCCGTTTGATGATCGTAAGAGCTATAACACCAAGCTCTTTTACATCGACGAGTACGAAAACTATGTAGCTGGCAGTAACCCGACCAATACGTACCAGTGCAGCCTGTTTGATTACTCGGATGAGTTTGAGCGCCAGTATCGCATTGACCAAGCGATGAAAAATGATAGCTCCAACCTGCGCTTCATCCGTAATGAATACTTCACTACTGACATCGACTTCTTCACATCAGACTTTCTGTTCTTCCAAGGTGGTACTGACGGCGACAAAGTTACTTCTGATCAGATTGCTCAGGCCTATCAGGATTACTTTGGCGACCCGGAAGAAGTGCGTGTGACTCTGTTGGTCAGTCCTATTCAGGATTACATCACACATCGCGGTATGGTACTGGCCGCAAACAACCACATCAACTGTTTCGTTATTGGTGGTATTCCTACCGCAGAGCAGTCGGTGAGTCGTGCGATTCGTTATCGTCGCCAGACATTGAACTTGAACGCCAAGAACATGGCTCTGTATACGCCGGACGTTAAAATCTTCGATACAGACACCGCGCGTTATCTTGAGTTCTCCTCTGTTGGTGAAGTGTGTGCTATCTTCGCATTCACTGATAACAACCGTGGTAGCTGGTTCGCTCCTGCTGGTATCACCGCAAGTCAGCCTCTGGATATCGTTGGTCTGACTCGGAAGTATGACCAAGACGACCGTGATGCATTGACACGTGAGCAGGTCAACTACTTCCGCAAACTGCCTGACGTGTCTGGTGGTGGTTACGCGTTGTGGGAATCCAATACGCTGTATAACATGAGCTCCGCATTCCAGAGCATTCAGATTCAGCGTATGGTGGGCTATATTCTGGAAGTCTGTCATAGAACGTGTAAGGTGGGCTTGTTCGATCCGAACGATAACATCCTGCGTGAATACCTGAAAGCTATGATTGAGCGTTTCCTAGAAACAATCAAACTGGCTCGTGGTCTGCGTGGTGGTTCGTCTGGATCGCAAGGCTATCAGGTTGTGTGTAACGAGAACAACAATACCGCTCAGACTATCGCCAATGGCGACCTGATCATTGATCTTGTTCTGGACCCGACGCGTGCAGCGAAGCGTTTGATCTATCGTTTCAACATCAACCCGAAAGGCAGCACCTCCACTAGTCAGTCTCTGTAATACAAAGGAGGGCTTCGGTCCTCCTTTCCTTTATGGTGGGGTTTTATGATTACGTTAAACATTAACGGAAATCTCGAATACTGCTTCGCGCAGCGTAATGAAACGCTCCAAGTTCGTGTGTTGGCTTCTGGTAGTGATTTGCCTACTCGTGGTTATCTTCAAATTGAAGACACGTCAGGCCAAGTCTATTTTCGTCGTGACCTCGAACTGTCAGGAGCGACTCTCTTTGATACCACGATTGCTCTCGATACAGGTGAGCGTGATATCTTCGTTAACGTATACACACAAGGCGGCGCAGCCACTCAGGCGTCTAACATTGTGCGTACATCGGTGCCGTGGTCTGGTGAGTATAGCCCTCGCTTCGGTATTCACGATAAAGTCATGTCGATACTCGACTACAATGATGCTTTCTTCCGTTCTCTGCCTACCATTCTAGGCGAGACAAGTCCTCAACTTATCACCTGTCCTCCAAACCAATCAACCACTGATAACAATCGTTTCTTCTACGTCGCTTGGCCTAAACGTCTTAAGTACGGATACTTCCAAGAGACAGTTCAGGGCTGGAGCGGCTCATGGGATGGTGCTCAGGAGTTTGACGACTTTAACTTTGTTGGTGCTGCTGAGGTTACACTCGGAGGTTTCCCATACGTCGTCTATCGTAACGACTTCCCGTTTGATAATCTCAACTACGTGTTCAGGATCAAGTACGGTTCAGATAGTCCAATGTCCGCCGATCCTGTTTGACGTTCGCTAATTTTTACCGTCATTTGTTAACGGAGAGTACAATGGAACTGAAACTTGAACAGTTCATTTTAAACGTTGAGACGCTCACGAATATTCACCAGCAGAATAAAAACCCAATTATGTTCCGTCTTCCAAAAGATGGATCTACGTTGGGCCTTTTGTTTTACTGCTCGTATTCAGTGCCTCGTTACGTTGTTTTGCCTGTCAATGCAATCTGGATTGATCTCAATCCTGAGTCGTCTACGTTCCGTACGGCATTCAAGCGCATTGTGAAAGACAACACTGACCCTTACAAAGATGTTTGGGAGGCGTTGTATTTCTACGACGACGCTATGGCTGAACAAGCGTATGACCCTAACGATCTTGCTATCGTTAACACGGAACTTCCACCGTTGGCTACGTCACTGACTCGCGGTGTGGGTTACCTGTCATACCCAGAGGCTGAATCACGTGTTATTCTGGAAGGCGATCCTACTCTTACTGACGTGCGTCCTCCGAAAGACCACACGCATCTTGAGAAGCCTGCGACTATGGTCAGCATCAACGATTCTGCTGGCCAACAGTACTTGCCAATCAAAGATCAGGCAGTACCTCAAATCAACCAAGTGCTTGTTGTTGATGACAACACTTTGCAATGGCGCAAAGTGAAAGAATCTGAACTCGGCACATCAATCTAACGGAGCGGTTATGACTACATTAAATGATCTCGCCGCTGCTCTGCTCTCAGTCACGGGCTTTATGGACGATACATCGAAAGACCAGATCGTTCGTCAGATTAACCCGACGCTGAACATTTCCTGCACACACATCATCGCTTCTCATGAGCCTGTTGGTGTTGTACTGCCGATGAACGTTATCTGGCTTTGCATGGATGTGGATAGCACGTTCTATCGCAAGTTCATTGCGCGTAAGAACAAGACTCCATCAGGGCAGTATCAGAATACGTGGGAAGAAGTGTTGAACTTCAACGCGTTCTGGGCACCTCAGTACTATGACCCAGCTGATACATCTGCTGGTGGTGGTATTCAGAATGCCAACGAAGATGATTACGGCATTGCGCGTCTTACCACTGAGCCTGCCTCTACCGGTCGCCCTACGTTCGTGTCTGTCTCTGACCCACGTAACACCGACGCGCGTACTCCGCTGCCTCACGACGAGATGCACCCAGAGAAGCCTCTGGTTAATGTCAAAACCGTGCAGGATAGAGTGAACATGGATGCTGTTTCCGGCGCACAAGGTTCGACGTTCATCGCCGACACCAACGTGAAAGCGTCTTACGGCAAATTGATTGCGTCTGAAATCCTGGAGAACAACGCATGAGTGTAACCACGATTGACGGCTTCGCCAAGCAGTATATTGGCTTAGCTCGTGCCCGCGGTCTGACGCCTCGTAACCCTGTTACGTTTCTGTTTCGTCCGAATGCGAACGATCAAACAGAAGTCTATCAGGTCGTTGTGTCTCTGACCGAACCCTCATTCTCTGAGAAGCCGTACAACCTGATTTGGATTGATGCTAACTCAGGCAGTCCTCAGTATCAGTATGTGTTACTTCGTACGTCTCACGTCTCAGACGGGAACCACCGAGGTTCTTGGGCGACTATCACTGACCTTGCGAACCTGTATAAGTCCAAGCAGTTCTTTCGTCGCGTCGTTGAGAACGCCTCAGACTTGGGTATCGAAACAGGTGATCTGGCGATTGCACACGCGACGACGAGTCGCGTTGGCTCTGTTGTAACGAAGACTGAGCCTACTGATTTGGATGATCCGGTCGCGGTTTCTTCCTCTGACCCTCGCATGTCAGACAGTCGCTACCCGACTATCCACTCTCACTCGGATTATCCTCGTACGATGATTCGTTTGAATGCCAGTGCTTTCGTTGAAGTGGCTAGCTCGAATGAGCCAAAAGAAGGCTACGTTCTTGCAATCGTCGATCAAGACCCAACTAACCCGAACAAGTACATCGCGAAATGGGTTAAGCCGAACTCCAACAACGTTGACTGGTCATCTCCACGCCTCTTGAACCTGCGTATTAGCCTGCCTGGTAGCGCGAGCTATATGTCGGACAATAGCACAATTCAGTTGAAGTGTGACGCTGAATGGGAAGATCGCATCGTTCACGATCCAGCCGGCGTTGAATGGTCTATCCAAGAAAACGTTATCGGTGTGACGATCGACCAGCAGGGTAACGTGACTGCACCTGACCTTCCGTCCGATGTCGTGCTGAAAGTAACGGCACGTATGCGCGATCCAGTGTACGGCCAGTGGGTAACGGCAACGTATGACCTGCTGATCAAGAACACCTTCATCCCGAATGATGAACTGCTGTCCATCTCTATCGTTGGTGCAAGCAGCCTGTTCTACAAGCAGCGTGAGACGTATGCTGTAGTTGCAGCGTTCCGTTCTGGCAATAGCGTGGCGATTACTCCTACTAACTTCGTCAGCAACAACAATGCTCTGACGTTGGTTGGTATGCAGGGTACTGGTGCACGTGTCGAAACAGATACGGTTGCTCGTCTGACCGCTACGTATGCCTACAACGGCGTGACGTTCACTGCGACCAAAGACGTCACCGTGAAAGCTCAGACCATCACGCTCATGGAAATTGTTGGTGCTGCTACAATCGCATCGCAAGCGTCTGCTCAGTATCAATTCCGCATTACGTGGACTAATGGCGACACTGAGTTTGTTACTGCTACGACGTTCTCGGCAACGCCGAACACGTACACGGTTATCAGCGGTAACACTGTCACGGCTCGTAAAGAAACCGTGCAGGACCGTGCAGTTGTGCTGAATGCTTCGTACACAACAGGTAACCTGACAGCCACTGCGACGAAGAACATCACAATCATCCATGAAACGGAAGTGCCTTTCGTTACTGCTTTGGCCATTCAGGGCGCTAACACGATTCGTTCTGGTGAGAGCGCAACGTACACTTTCCTTGCAACGTACTCCGATGGGAATACTCGCTTGGTAGATCCGTTGACATTCACGTCCGACCGTCTCGACCTGACGACCATTGTCAATAAGACAGTGAATGCAGGCACCGTGTCTTCTGACCAAGCTGTCGTGCTCAGTGCGTCTTACACGGAAGCCGGCCACACTGTCAATGCAACGCTCAACATCACCATTGTGAACGTTGTGCCTGTGGTTGACCTGTCGTCTATCAGGATCGTCGGCCCATCGTCTGTACAAGAGAAAACGCAGACTCCGTACACCGTACTTGCCACGTACACTGATGGTCATACTGCGAACGTGACGCCAAATGATTTCCGTCTGACTGCCGTTAACCAGTATGCGACATTCGCTAATGCAACACTGACCGTTGGTGCTGTACCTGTAGCGACATCGAGCGTGACGATCTATGCGTCGTACACTGAAAACAATGTCACGAAGACCTACGAACTGCCTGTCTCTATTGTTGGTAATCCACCGACTGTAGTGTCTCTGGAAATTCGTGGCGTTGACCAGATGAATGAGAACACCTCTCAGTCATTCACGGCGTGGGAAATTCTGTCTGATGCCTCAGAACGTCAGGTGACTGGCGCAACGTGGTCAATCATTCAGGGCAACTCGGTGGCATCTATTGCGCAGACCGGTGTGTTGACTGCCTGGGAAGTTACTGCCGATACTGTCGTGCTTATGCGTGCTCAGTATGACGGACGTTCGGCTCAGAAATCCGTGACGATTAAAAACGTGGTCGTTATCACGTTAACGTCTGCAACGCCTGCCGCCCCGAGTCCTGTATTCGCATTCAACTCGGCTGTAGGTGAAGTGCGTGATGCACACACCATTCTGGCATTCTCTGACTCGACTACGCGTGAAGGCACAAGCTCTGAACTGACGTATTCTCTGGATACTGCTGCTCAGGCGTATTTTGAAATCGTGTCTGGTGGAACTACCGGCTGGCGTATTCGCGTTAAGACAGCGCTCAGTGGATTCTTCGGAACCAAAACGTTCGTACTCAGCGTCACCGCAGTCGTTAACGGTGTGTCTCGTTCTGGTACGGTTCAGTTCACTGTCGTCGGTCCTACTGATGCAGTTGACTCCGTGTATATCGACGGCCCGACGTCCATCAACGAAGGTGAAAGCCAAGAATACCGTGTGATGGTTAAACGTCTGTCAGGTGCTCTGACTGAATACACGGCAAGCAACCCGACCTGGTCTCTGCCTCAAGGTGCTGCTTACGCTAACCTGACTGCTGGAACCACTGCAGGTCGTACACGTGTTGGTGTTCCTGCTAACTCCATCACGCAGAACCAGACCGCGCAGTTGCGTGCAGCCAACGTAACAGTGGATTCCGTCGCGTACACACCGACGCTTGTTATTCAGCTTATCAATCAGGCTGAGGTTATTTCTACCCGCACTCTCATCGGTCCTACTCAGGTGAATGCTGGTACTGTCGGTACGTACATCCTGCGCCTGACGTTTGCCTCTGGTACAACGCTTGACCTGACACCTGTTGTAACACGAAGCTCCGGTTCGACTACGGGCTTTACGTTTAATGGCAACGACACGGTCACTGGCAATGTCGTGAGCACGCAGCAAACAGCTATCATCACTGGTACTGCTGTATACGGAGGTACAAGTCAGACTGCAACTCTGACTATCGTCAACACGCCTGCTGCCGCAACGCCTGACTCAGTTACTATCACTGGTCCTGCTGATATCGTTGGTGGTGTGACTACTGCGTACACGGCAACGGCTACAATGTCTGACGGCACTACGCCTGACGTAACCTCAGACAGCGGTACAACGTGGTCTGTAGCGGTTAAGTCTGGTACTGTTACAGGCTTGTCTGTTGTAGGCGGCTCGTTGAAATCTAACGCGGTTACTGCCGATGCTGTTGTGACAGTCACCGTAAGCTTCTTGAAAAACGGTAAGACTGTCACGGCGACAAAAGACGTTACCGTCAAGCCTGCTCCAGTCACAACTCTTGGTGCTCGCTTCGGTTATCGCCAGAAAATTCTGAGCAAAGCCAACTACAACGCAGCATTTGTTCAGGCGTTGCAGACGGAACTTACTCAGACCGGTACGCAGAACCTTGTGTGTCCTGCAAATACCAGTACCAGCACGAACGGAGTGTTCTTCTACGTTGCTTGGCCTAAGTCACTCGGCTATGGTTACTTCGTAGAGTCCGTGCAGGGCTTTGCTGGTTCGTGGGACGGCGCGATGGAGTTCGATGACTTCGTGTTCGACGGTCCTGCCGAAGTAACTATCAACGGCGTCGATTATGTTATCTATCGTAACGACTTCCCGTTTGATAATCTGGCGTATACGTTTAAACTGACCTACGGTTCATCGAATCCTGGGTCTGGTATCGCGTAAGGAGAAATGCAATGCCCGTTAACATGACATCGTTCTTGTTACCGGCATCCGCCGCACTCCCATACCTCCTCGAGGATAAATATCTTCGTGGGGGTATGCGCTGTCTTGCAACTCTGGCTGAACGTGATGCAATGTCTGCAGGTAATAAAAAGCCCGGGGCATTGTGTTACATTACCGAGACCAACAAGATCTATCAGTTGGGCAAAGACAACGCGACGTGGGGTGAATTGAAGCTAGGTGCGAACTTCAAATTCAATTCACCTTTCGTCACTGCTACGGATGCTGACGGTCTGACTGTAGTTGGTCTGGACCCGAACTCACAAGTACCTGAGCCTGAATTTGCTGGTATGACGCTGATGTCCGGCGCTAATGGGCAGATGGTTTGGGTTGACATGAGTGGCAATCCTGATAAGGGTGTGCGTCTTACTGTAGAGTATGAAGCACCATCTTATATCACACCAGGTCAATCTCACGATTTCGACCTGACAATGTCCAGAACGATAATGCTCCTCAAAGTGGAGCTTAACGCTTTTGATATTGAACTGTCTGCCTATGAGTCCTCAGAACGTTTAGATAGAAACCCTTATATATTCCGTTCGTCTGCTAATTTCTTGATAGACGATGGGGTGTTTACCGACGTTGATGAAGACAACAACGAGGTTACACGCAAAGCGAGACGGTACTCTTTCCTGAGCAACGCGGCTAACTTGCCTGCTGTCTCATGGCGTATGAAGAACATCGGGAACTCGCCTGCGAAACCCAAACTCACTGTAACCTATTTGGTAATGGAGTGATATATGCAACACTTGACTGCGAACAAAATCGTAGGCCTTGAGGCAATGGCTCGCGACTTAGTAGCAAAGATGATCACGGCAGGCTTTACGCTCATCGCTGTTGACGGCGCTGCAGGTACTCAGATTGGACAGAGCTCCAAGAAGTTTTACATGACCGCCAGTGCGTCGATTGACCCGCTGTATACAACTCAGAAATGGGGCATCGTCATTTCTGCTAATGACAGCCAGAAAAAACTGAGCATCAACGTTCTGCCTGACCTGCAGGTGAGCGAAACTACCTATGAAGCTGTTATGCGCACTGAAACAGTTCAGGTAGGGCGTCTCTCTAAGAGCGGTCTGCTGGCCAACTCGTTCATTGACCTCGTTGCTGATTGGGGCATGGATGCAACTGCTGATCTGTCTGCGTTCCCTTTGACGTACGACATGATTACAACTGACCACGGCGTAGCACTGCACGTGTGTGCTGAGAGCTTTGATAACACTGGCCGCGCGTTCAGTTGGTTCGTTGCGCAGCGCGGTATTCAAGCTGGCGATACAGCACCGGGTGATCATAGCCCGCTGTTCTGCGTCTTCTCTTGTGGTGGTGGCCTGGCTGGCGATCCAGACACTCTTGTGGCTACAGCGATCCAGCGCTACACTGTTATTGAAACAGGAGTTAACGCAGCGACCTCACCTATCAGTGCAGTAGCACCTTCTGCTGATGGTACTCCTATCATCAACCCGTTACAGCAAGTTATGATTGCCGAGAATAATCGCGCTGTCGTGTTGTTCCCGCAAATCATCAACACGCAGCGCTATGTGTACTTTGCGACTTTGGACATGCTGGGCTATACCTCGGCTGACGTCCTGTCTGCTGGTACTGTCGTTGAACTGACGCCTGCAGGCACTGCGTTGAAATACCGGGGCATGAATGCCAACGGCCGTGATAACCGTGGTATGCGTCTACTGCTGCCAATTGAAGTAGCCTAATTAGGGGATTGATTCATGAGCAAATTGATTGTACGTTCTGGCCATACCAGCAATACCAAGATGTGGAAAGCAATTCTGGCTGACCTTATCGCTAACGGTTTTACTCTGGTGAGCTATAACAACACCACGGCGTCTGTTATTCCGGCCACTGACCTGACTTCGTTCGTTGTCGAAGCTTCGAACACCATTGACCCATTGGCTGGAGTTGGTAGCGGTCAGCGCTGGCGTATCGCGTGTAAAGTGACTGCTATCCGCACGCAACTGTATGCCGCAGCGCCTGAGCAGATCTCTGACCTGGGTGTGTTGTCTAAGCTGAACACTATCGTGCTGGGTGATCGCTCTGTCAACGAATACGCAGGCCAAATTGGTGCACGCTACACGAGCTCCGACGGAGGTACCTCTGCTGAAAACGAAGTGTGCTTCTGGCACCGTGGCATTGTTGGCCCTACTGCTGGTTCTGTTTACTACTCAGGTACAATGGCGTATCCTCAGTCAGTGACTAACCTGACTAGCCAGAACAACCCAAGCAGCCTGATCTTCTCTGATCCAGAAGCTACTCCGATGACCTATCATCTTGCTATCTCTGACCACGGTGTAGCACTGCACATCGGTGTTGAAGGTCGTGACTCTGACGGTTGCCGTAACGCATGGTTCGTTATCCAACGCGCTATCAACAGCGACGGTACTGTAGTGACAACTGGTAAAGCACCTCTATTCTGCATGTACAGCGTGAACGGCGGCGGCTCTATCGATAACAACTCCGAAGTACGTGGTGTTCCGAACAGCCCGGGAAGCTACCAGATCATGCGCTTCACCGTGCGTGAGTCTGACGTTAACGCCCCGACTATCTCTGCGCCTGCGCACGTGCATAGCGCTGACTGCATGGCGGTTATCAACCCGTACCAGCAGGTTCCGTTCTCTGAGGATGGTCACTTCGACTTCCGTCTGCCAGACGGCTTCAACACGCAGCGCTACAGCTACCCGTACGAAATGGATATGGTTGGCTATGCTTCTGCTGACGTCAACTCCAACGGCACCGAAGTTGAAGTTACCGTGTACGGCGAGTCGGCTAAACGTAAGTTCAAAGCTCTGTCTGCGAACAGTCCGAACAACACCGGTATGCGTATTTACTTCATCGCTAACGACAACAAGGCGCCTTCTGCGTAATCCTCACTGGGTGCCTTCGGGCGCCCTTTTTAGTTTCTGATTGTGAGGTATACATGGCCATTACACTTCCTATCGTAGAAGCGTCTGGACAGCAAACGTGGTCTGGCAGTATCTCTGTCATTGGTCATACAGGCGCGTTGAAGTTCAGAGTCTCTGGCGGTACTTTTGATGATAACAGCACTGAGATAGACATCATACCAGATGGCTCTCAGAAATACGCTGTCGGCGTCAAGGCGAATGTGACTGTAGGTGAATCTGCCACGCAGCCCGTCCTTGTTTACTATCAGAATGGCAGCGACTGGACTCTGGTTGAGAGTCTGTCTAAAATCTTTGTTCTTGCTCAACAAAAGAAACTCGACTACCGTATTCTGCTTAAAGGCTTTGATGCTCTGCCTTTAGGTGCGTCGTTAAGCCCTACGTATAATGGTCTCGTTCTTGGCGGAGGTGTGCGTAACCCAACAGCCGAAGCGATGCAAGCTGGTGGAGTAGCTGCTTTTTCCTCATTGGGTAGCACCATCTTCGACCTGACGAAACCTATTTCGTTTGTGTACGACAGGCAGAACAAAGTGCTTTACTGGATTAATGCTGGCGCCACTGCCGCACAATCCAAAGTATTCGGTTCATTGATTGGCGTTGATCTTGCAGGCTATTTCGTTAGCTACAATTCAGGCCAACGAACAGTCGTTCTTTTCTACGTAGATGGCACTGTTGAGACGTACAACAACTCAATGGCTCTTGTGCGTACCGACTCTCTCGGCTATAGCGTTAACCGTGTTGTGTGTCGTCGTGCAAACGTAGGCACGAATACAGCGCTTACCTATGTCGCTATCGATACGCAAGGACAAGCACACTACCTGACAGAAACATTCGTCCAAACTAAGGTGCGTTCGGACCATTTCTATGTCAATGCATCTGATAGCTACGATGTGTTGTCCACTATCGACGGACAGTTGGTTGGCGCGACCGTTACTGCGCCTAATGTCTTCTGGTATCAGTTCGTCCCTAGCTCCTTCATCGCTTTCGGCCATGACGGCACCAACATATATCAAGCCAACATTCGTGATGGCGTGTTGTACGGTACGCCGCGTGCTCTGATTGACAACGACTGCTTGGTGTTTAATACGACTGCTGCGTGGACTCAGGATGGCGGTAAGCTCGTTGCTGGTATGGACACAAACGGCTCAGATGCTCTGTTCAACTTTGCCAGTGCAGATTCTCCTGCAAAGACACGTGACGGTTGGTCGTACGTCGAACTTATCACGCCTCCGTACACGCTGGCTGATACGTATGACAGACTCTTTTACTACGCAGCCAGACCAACGCAGAATTTGAAGCACCTTGCGTTCCGTAACTACAACGTCACCCTGCATGCGTTGGATGATATAGAAGTAGGCCCGACCGTTTCGTTCACGCTTACTGTTGATGCAGAAGACCCTGACTTGGCGATGCCTATCATTGCACCTGCTGGTGTTACTCTTGCTGCGAGCGTTGGTGGTAAGCCTGTTACAGAGGTATACGATGGACAAGAGGTGACTATCACTTTGTCTGGCTCGTATATAACGAGTGCCTCGTTCCCGATTTCTATCGGGCGTTCCGTGCGTATGTTCGAAGTTAAGTCCGACGACAAGCCAAACGCCTTCTCTTGGCAGAATGTCAGAGGCATTGACAACGATACTTGGCATCGCACCGAAGACATTGTTATCTCAGGCATCAACGTTCCTGTTGCAGTCACGGCACTAGTCAACGGCCTGTCCAATCCAGATCGTCTCAAGATTTTTGTTGACGGTCAAGAAGTATCTGAGCCTGTTATTCTGGTTAGCGGCCAGACATTAGGTTTTGAAGTGTACCACGAAGATGACACCACAAGTATCGATGTGACTGTTGGTAGTGGTCATTCACGCTTCGGCCTGTTCACGGTCGTTGAGGAGCCTATCGATGTAGGTCGACACTGGGCGTATGCACCTGTTGGTGTTCAAGTGCGTTCAGACATCTTGACTAACACAAGCTCCATTGCTGTTACGCTGACTATCACTGAGACTGATGCTTACTTTGTTGCTGACGGCAATCCTCAAACGATTGTACTCCAAGAAGGTGAATCTACTCGGATTGCTTTCACTCCGACTGCAAGCAATAAGTACACCATCAAGTTCAGTTCTGCCCAGCTTGAATATGAGTGGTTCGTTTGGGCTGATGCTGTATGGCAAGGCGCATTGCCTGAGTCGAAACGAGGTGATCGTTACACGTTAGCTAACAGCGGTCCGATTCTGTTTGAGAATATCCCAGACAATTTCTGGACAACAGTCGTAGTCCCAGCTGGTATGCTGCTGGATGTTGATGGCGTGCGTGTTGAACTGCCTCTTGACTCTCGTGGTGTGTACTCGAATCAAGGTACGAAGCTCGGTCCATTTGAGTGTTCAGAAACCATTTTGCAGATTTACGGCTTCCCGTCTCAGCTACAGCCCCACACGCTGATGCTTGGTGATGCTCCTCTGCCGTGGGAATATGACCTGATAGTAGATCCAGTGTATGAACATCACCCGTCCGAAGTTGTTCGCTTCTTCGATATGGGCTATGGCCAGCGCTTGATTGATGCGCAGTTTGTTGATGCTCTTGCGCCTGAGTTTGTCAAGTTGACTGTTACGCAACCTGAGAAGACTCAGTTCTTTGCTGGCATTCTGGATACTCCTAACCCTATTCAACTGCCTGATTTCTTCACTGACGATCAGAACGTTGTCCAGTATACGAGCCTTCCTGAATACACCAGCCCTCATGCGGTAGCGCAAGACCAGTTTGACTTGTTTGAGATTGTACTTGGCAAAACGCATGTTGCTGATTCGTTCTGGCCTGGTGATTTCTTCACTGACCTGAGCGCTCGCAGTGATACGTTTATCACAACGTTCACGCAACTACTTCTCGATCAACCTCAGATGTTTGAGTTGGCCGATGGCCGCAAGGCAGAGAAGATTTTCCCTAAGTCCGAGCTTGTTGAGCCTAAAGCCGTAGTGAAGAATGGTGCTGCCGAAGGTCCTTTGCTTGATGCTGAGAAGCCTGATGCAAAACCTGCATATCAGCTTGAGTATCATGGTATCAATACTACGCGCAGACGTGCAGTTGCAGATAGACTTGAGTATCCTGAGCCGAACGTACCTCGTTCGACGTATCGCCAACAGGATGCGCTTGTTGTTAAGACTGCTATACCAAGTATGTCGTATCCGATATCAATGGGAATTCCTGTTAAGCCTGTACGTCATGACTTGTACATGGACTTCTTCCCGTACGGCCGACCTCAGCCTCAACGGCATGAAGCTTCTATGCACTACTGGATTGGGTCGGCGCAAGCTAAATGGTACAAGCCTGTTCCTGCAATCAAGATCAGCGTATTCACTGCGGCATGGCAGAAGCCGATAGGTCTATTCAAAGGAACGGAAGCTGGTCCTGAGTATGCGCCGTACAACTTCGAAGCGTATCATGTAGTTCCGAAGGAGATGACGTATGCACAAGGACTTGCTGCAAACAAAGTGTCCAATGATAGGCAACGCGCTGTGGAGAGTCCGGGTCTTATTGAAGTGCCTGTACTTGAGCCTGCTGTTAAGACTACACCTCCTGCTGCACGTGTATCCGTCAATAGGAATCGTGTAACTTCTCGCACCGCTATTCGAGCGGATGTTACCGTTGCACGTCAGAAGAAAACTGCGGTCCATAAACTGGAACGCACTTTTGAACTCTGGTCGTCTGAGGTTGATTACGGACAGACAGATCCTCTGAAAGAGGGTTACTTTGCTTCTGAGCTTGCAGCTTTGCAGAATGCTACGCAGGTGTGGGGATTTGATGCCTCAGTTGTGTACGCTATCCAGCAGCCTAACGGCACATGGACTTGGGCCCAAGTCACGATCTGCGAAGAAACGTGCGGCTCCATGTCTTGTGCAGCACGAGGCTATCTGAGCGGGGGTTAACTCCCGCTTTTCTTTTTGGCATAGCTAATTTCACCTATGTTCGAACAACAAAGAGAATAGCAAAAATGATACTCTCTGCATCTGCATCCTACGAGGATGCTGTATCAAAATACGCGTGGCTTAAATATACAGGGACGCGCGGTAAGGAAGTATCTCAGCGCACGCACAAGCGAATGATTCGCGAAGGTGATGTGTTCGGCATCCTTCCTCTACGTAACGGTAGTCGCTTCACTCTGATTTTCCCTGATATGCCTCATATCGATTTTCCTCTCGATAAGAAAGATGGCGCATTTCTCATGGAACGCAGTTCTAAACTGCGTAAGCTCCCTGATATCGTCAATCGTGAAGGCCGTTCAAAAACTGCTGGTGCTCAAACACTAGCACGCAAGCTGGCCCGTACGAATTTCGATGCTGCTCGTTTTCAGCCGAAGAACATTCCAAACGAAGCCAAAAACGGTGTCAACTTTGACAACTACCAGTGGCGCATGGTTCCGCAGAATGACTACGAAATCAAAACCACGAAAGGTTTGCTCAAGCTGCATCGTAACGACATGATCGGTGTACGCTTCTTGCGTCAAGGTAAAGGTGGCATCATTGTCAATAACAAAGGACTATACGTTCTCGTTAAGGATGAAGAATTCGACCGCATAGTCGGCGAGACAAACATCATGCCGATTCAAGACTGGCCTAAGGGTGAGATTAGCCCTGAGGAAATTCTTGCTTATCGCACACTGACTAAGCGCGAGAAGCGTCGTTCCGAATCAGAGGAGCGTGAGGCCATACGTCTCGCTGCGCGTGCGTCTCGTATGGAAAGTATTCAGCAAGAGAAGGAACTTAAACGGGCAGCGCGTCTTCAAGAACGAGAGAAGAATGCTGAACTCAAAGAGCTACGTCGCAAAGTTCGTTCAGGTGAGATGGAAGCACCTACGGGTGAAGTGCGTACAGTGTACGATGATGCGCCTAAGCGTTCGAAGCAAGTGCGTGTCATTGAGCATGAGGAGCTGGAGGAAGATGAATTGCTGGCTGACGACTTAGATGAAGATCAAGACATCGATATTGATCTTGAGGCTAGTCTGCAACGCCTGCAAGATGTTATCGGTCGTAGTCCGTTCTCCGGTGACCTGTTTGGCATCGAAGAAACCGTAGGGTCTCTGTTCGGCGGGGATGACGGTACGCACGAAGATGTTGAAGCTGACTTCGACCTGTCTGATATGGACGAGCCTGAGGATGATGAGGAAGATACACCTCCGGCTAAAGTTCGTAAGAAAGGCAGCAAGCCTGCTAAGCCTGCTGAGGAAGACAGCACGGAAGAAGATGACGCAGATTCAGACGCTGACTCATCTGATGGCGATTCCGAAGAAGAGGATGCTGTCGATGCTGATGACTCCGAAGAAGATCCAGATGAAGCCGATGGGGATATCGATGAGGAAGAAGATTCTGACGATAGTGATTCAGTCGCTGATGATGCCGACAGCGACGATGATTCCGAGTACGTGGATGATGACACCTCCGACGACGAAGGAGATGATTCAGAAGCTGACGAAGGAGACGATGAAGAAGAAGACGACTCTGACACCTCTGACGTCGTAGACGAAACGGAAGATGACGAAGACTCTGATTCAGATGTAGCCGCAGCCGAAGATGAAGCCAATAAAACGGCCAAACAAATCGCGGCCGCCAACAAGTCTACTCCAGATAAACGTGCTGCTGAACCTGAAGAGGGTGACGTGCTTCGTTTCAAAGCCGACGCCAAGCTGCAACGGGACTGGGTTATTCTTAAAATCAGCACACACTCCTCGTCTGATAACATCGTGGTCTACACTCTGTATGACCTCACCAATAGCCCGGAAGAAGTCCGCAACGTCCGTATCAACAGAGCACGTAAGCAGAGCCTGTTTGACTATGCGGAGCACATCAAGGATATGACGCCTAAGCTGTTCAATCGTGTGCTCGACATGGCGGATGAGTTCCCTGTCAACAAAGACCCTATCGCCTCCTAACTGTAAATACCACTGTTAGCTCGGTGATTGGAGAATAGCATGGATATTTCATTAAGGCAGCTTGAAAAGAACTACAAAAAAGTTCTGGACACGCTTACTTTGGTTCAAGCAACAAAGCTGGTGACGCATCTCGATAATGCGTTCCACACGGACTCTGAGGGTTTAATCTCAGACTCCGTATACGACGCAATCCGCAACTATATCGATGAGCGCTGGCCTAAGTCAAAGCTGGCGCGTAAGATTGGTGCGCGTGATGATTCAGATGTGAAGCTGCCTATGCCAATGGCCAGTCTCAATCAGTATGTGCTTGGATCAAAGCAATTATCCCGTGCCCTCGACATGGACGTCGATTGGGTTTTATCAGATAAGTTGGATGGCTTGAGTATTGAAATCATTTACGAGAAAGGTGTGCCAGTAAAAGCATACACTCGTGGTGATGCAACAGAAGGCAAAGACGTATCCCAGCACATCCATGCGATGCGTATCCCTCAGCGTATACCTGAGAAAGGTCAGCTTGTTGCTCGCTTTGAAGCTCTCATTCCTTATAAGACTTTCATGGCGAAGCTGCATAAGTCTGCTGGCGGTCGCTTCAAGGCTGCGCGTAACGCTGCTTCAGGTCTAGTTCGCAACTTCGAAACTGCCAAAGAGTTCAAGTACATACACATGGTGTGTTTCGGTATTCTCGGAGGCAAAGGCGCTAATCTGCCGCAGTCGAAACAGTTCGCACTATTGGAGCGTTGGGGGTTTGAGGTTGTGCGTCATTTCGGACCTTTACGTTTCGAAGATGAGGAACAACTTGTTGCGTTCCTTGAGAAGCGAATGTCTAAAGCGAAGTATGAGCTGGACGGTATTGTTGCGACTCAAGATATTCCGCAGCCCAAAGCCACTGCATCGAATCCAAAACACGCATTTAAGTTCAAGATGAACGCCGAAGCTGATACGGTGATCGTGACAGTCAAAGACGTTATCTATCAGGAGTCTAAGTACGGCGTGCTGTCTCCTGTTGCAATTTTTCCACCTACGGTTATGACTGGCGGTGTGACTGTTGAACGTGCGTCCGCACATAATGGATTCTACGTCGAACACGGATATCTCAAGCCGAAAAAGAGTGGTGCTGTTCTCGGTCCTAAACGCCCACTCGGCCCAGGTGCTAAGGTTAAGTTGATTCGAAGCGGCAAGGTCATCCCATACATCATGGAGATCATTAAGCCTGCTAAGAAGCCTAAGCTTCCTGATGTTCCGTACACGATCAGTGGCGTTGAGTTCGTTGTTAAGAAGAAATCAGGTGCTGCTGACGCACGCATGTTGAGCTCCTTCTTGAAAGGGCTTGACGTCGCCAACACTGGTCCGAGTACGTGCAAGCTGCTCGTCGAGTCCGGCATTAAAACGCCTAAGCAGTTATTCAATGCATCTATGGCTTCGTTGCGTGAGATCGTTGGTGATGCTCGTGGGCGTCAACTGGCCAAAGACCTGAAAGCGTTGAAAGCTGGTGTTCCAATGAATACGTGGCTTAAAGCTACGGCTTCGTTCTTCATGCGCGGTGCTAACACAACGTTTGATAAGGTTGTTGATGCTGTCCCTAACCTTGAGTACTATCTCAAGCGTGGATATACCGCTGACTTGACTCTTAAGATCAGTAGTATGCATGGCGTCGATAAGCTGGCTCCGCAGATAGCTGACGCCGCCATTAAGTCATATTTAATGGCCGTTGAGATGGGAGTGACTCTTGTTGCACCGAAGAAAGTGAAAGTGACCAGCGCTAAACTCAAAGGCGTGAACGTCGCATTCACAGGCATTCGTGACCGCGACTTGATGACGCGTATTGTGGAACTCGGTGGGACTGCTACGGACAGCATGAAGGCCGACACCTCAGTGCTCATCGCGAAAGATCCTGGCTCAGGTAGTGCGAAGCTGCTGAAAGCCATCGATAAGGGAATCCCTGTTATGAGCATAGCGGAGTTTAAGTCCAAGTATAAACTGGAGTAACTATGCAAGCTAAGGCCTGTCTATTCGACTACTGGCGGAACTACAAACCGCTAGCGCCCAACCAGCGTATTGAAGTGCGCAACTCTGGGTCATCGACCATTGATATTCTCAAGATCATTCAGGGTGCGCGTGATGAAGAAACGCTGCATAGTCCGACAGAGGGTGTTTTGGATAAAGTGCCAGTGCAACGGGGCTGGCGCCTTAAAGCAATCAAGGTCAATGACCCGTTGGTTGGGACTGTTGACCTGAACTATCATGCTGACCAATTCATCTATAACCCGCGTAGTGGTTATGTGGGTCTGGATTGCTTTGACTACATCGTAACAAACGGTACGCAGCAATCGGATAGTGGTACGATCACTCTGGATGTTATTCAGTGGTACACGTATCAGCTTCTCATCTATCGGCGCAACGCGCAAAAGACCTACCACCGCTTTACGGCCAATCCATTTATGAAGACGGCTCCCGGCCAAACGCCTCTCAAGTCGATCAAGTACGTGGAATTCGCTTGGTATTACAACCAATACATTGCCGAAACAGGCAGTGATGGTGTTGTGCGTATCTACAAACGACGCACTCTGGTTCAAGCCACGCAGTCTAACTACACCCTGTATGATAGTGGGCAGGCGTACGCGCCTGTTATCTTGAATGCAGCCAAAGAGATAACGATGTACAGTTATTTCGATGATTCTCTCGGTGAAGGTTTTGATGGTGACCTGAACATTCCTTTTGTTCCTCGAAGAACTCAAGGCGACATAGAACTGGACATAACATTATACACCGAAGAAAGAACAGTGTACGTTCCCATTTATGGCAAAAACATTACTCAGGTCGATTTGACCAAACCAATTACGCTTAACTATCGCGTGTCTGACATCTACGGGCAGAAGTGGTGGGATAGCGGAAACATTTTAGTTTAATAGGAGTAGGGCATGAGAATTTGCGTAGCGGCTATTTGCCGGAACGAAGAAAAGAATATTGGTGAGTGGTTGCAGCACGTATCTAAGGCTGATGCTATTAGTCTTATCGATACGGGCAGCACCGATGCCACCTCAGAGATTGTGTCTCGCTTTTCCCACCCTGCGTTCTATCACATGTTTGACGTGGATGAGGAACGTAATTTGGGGGCAAGCCGTGAGTTGGCCGCTACGCCATTCTCAGAAGACGATCTCATTGTCTGGCTAGACATTGATGAACGTTTCGACGACCCTGATTGGGTTGATAAACTACGCAACACGGATGGCGTAGAAGATGCCGAAGCTGTTTGGATTCTGATGCGTAACGGTAACAGTCATTACGACCAGATGAAAGCGTACCGCCGCCGCTCGTACGAATGGCGATATCGTGCGCATGAAGTTCTGATCAGCAAGAATCCTCAGCGTAGCATTGTGGCTCGTGCAGAGTTCGCTACAGACCACTTCCCAGACCCGTCTAAGTCACGTGATTACCTAATGGAATTAGCTCGGGATGCTGGTGATTGGCCTCGCGAGTCTCGTTGCAGTTTCTACTATGCACGTGAACTCTGCTATGCTGTTATTCATCATGGCCGCCATGAACTCATCGACGATGCCGTGCGTGAGGTGGAACGTCTTGAACGCATGAATCCATGGAAGGATTATGTGCTGCATGTCAACTTAGAACTAGCTAAAGCTTTGTTCATGGTTAAGCGCTATCAAGAAGCTGTTGCTGCCTTATATCGCGCTATTGCCGCTCGCCCAGATCGTATCGAAGGCTACGGCCTGCAAAGCGATGTTTTCTACAGATTGGGTGACTATATCAGCGCTATTTCTTTTGCGGTGCAAGGTATCGCCGCCGCTGAGAACGAACCAAAACCCCTGTTGTTTGACCAGACTTCTATTAATTTAGACCTATGTCTGGAGAATGCTTATTGGGGATGCCGTAACTCTGGTCTGATTGAACATGCCTTGCATTATCTGGCGCGGCTTTCTGCGTTCCGTAATGAAGATGTCAATCTCGCAATACAAAATTCCGGCCTGCTTGCTAATCTGATGCAGACCAAACAAGAACCACAACAGGAGCTAACCTCCAATGAAGAACAAAGTGCTGAGACGCAAGGCAGTGATGTCTCCGAATCTGATCGGCAGAACAGACCTGACGTTGGAGAAGATGTCGAGGTCGTTGACGACAGCGAACAAAGCAAGCCTGTATAACGCATTTGAACTGGCAGCCAAGAAAAAGCTTGGTAAGCCATTTACTGAGGAAGACATCCTGAGTGTTGCTAAACGCACCACCGTTCTTCCTGTTGCCGCCCGCATTCTCACTGAGATTTCAGCTACAACTGAAAAGCAAACGTTCATGACTACGGCGCGTGTGGCTCTCGCACTTGCTGACATCTACTGCAAACAGTCTGGCCTTACAACTCAGACTGTAGGTACGCAAATGCCTATCATCTTAGGTGCATTCTTTCTGAATCGTCTGCTTAATGATGCGTCATCTACGATTGCGCAGGTTATTCCGATTAAACTTCCTATTGAGCGTAAATTCATTACGTTGTTTGAATCATTCTGGTCAAGTTTGGATGTTGACTCGCTCAAAGAGAAAATGTCTTCGGTCAAGTCTGAATCGAGCACTCGTGTTACCTTCAAGACCATCAAGAGTACGAACGTTTATGATGGTACAGATAAGGTAAGTTATATGGTGTCTGCTGCGGGTCGTCCTTGCGGGAAGATTGCGTGGGACAAAGCATGTGGTGAGTGTTCTGATCGTTCAACCGGCTGGCTAGTTACGTTGTTTGATGGCTTCAATGAGGCGGCTTATCGCTCTGGCCGTGGTCCGAATGCTAATGAACCGTTCACCGCTGTACATGGAGGTGAAGTCAAGCTGCAAAATCCAAGCCGCATGACACTGGCTATGGCTAAAACATGGGCCCGAGAAGCGCTGAGAGGCTAATATGGCTACGTTTTCGTTTGCGTATAACATTGGTGATATCGTGCGTTTCATTGCAGGTAAAAACGGACTTGGCGAGCCGTATGAATTGCGTGGAACAATCAATTCGATTCTCATCGGTGCCAATGAAGCCCTTTATATGATTGGTACTCAGACCGCCAACCACCCTGTCTGCGAAACCGATATCGTATCGCCAATCTTTAGTACAAAGAGTTTCGACGTGTTCTATCCTGGCGTTGAGGTTCGCGTACGCTTCAATAAAAATGAAGAAATTGCCGCGCTTGTTGAAAGTGCAGTAATTTCAGAGGGACGTTTACGTTATTGGCTCTGCTCCCTTGACGGCCGTGATACATTCCAAGCGGAAGAAGCGTGTGTCCGTCTGGCCAATAACTACCAGGATAACATTGAAAGATTCAAGTAAGGGGAAGTTGATGGAAGATTCAATCAAGTCTGCGTCGTTCGACGTCTCAGACAAAGGGCTGGTTGGCTTCGGTGCCATTGACCTGCATCGAGAGAACGTAAGCCGGACAGCTAAAAGCATTCGAGTTGACCCGGCGCGTCTCGGCCTGAATCAAGGCGCGTTCAACCTCGACGTCAATATCTGGCTGCCTAAAGCGGCTGAGCAGTATAACACGTCGAAAGACATCCGTGACTACATCATCGCTCCTGTACCGGTGAACATCACTGAACTTCCTAACACGAACGGTGATGCATTTAGTCTGGCTGAGTGGCTTACGTTCAACCCGGATCAAGGTCGTCTGGCGTATCAAACCTTCATCGGAAAGCCGACGTTCATTGAACACAACAACAAAGACTATCGTCAAGCTATGGGCATGATCTTCGACAGCAACTTAGCGCCGTTGAAGAACTTCCATGGCAACCACGCGCGTCTGATGTTGCTACTGGCCTTTGACCGTACGCGTTGTCCTGAGCGCTGCGACCGTATTCTCTCAGGTGAACTGAATACCTACAGCAAAGGCACAACCTATCGTGCGTATAAATGCAGTATCTGCGGCCAGCTCGTTACGCCTAAGATGCGTAACTTCTGTTCACACACTGCGTTCAACCGTCCGACGTATCTTGATGGTCGTACAGGTAAGCTGGCGTACCGTGATTGTAAGATGCTCACTGGCTTTGAGTGTAGCTCCGTAGACGATCCAGCGTTCGCGTGTGCTGCAACTTACAAAGAGCACCTGATGAGGATGGAATGATATGGCTGGAGGTCTATCCGTAATAGACTATTCATACTATCGTTACCTAGGACAAGATACCATGATCTCAAACGGCATTCGTATGCAGCCGCGCGAGGTCGTGGGTCTCGTTAATACTGGTAACGTGTATTACATAGCCCACCCCAAGTATCCCCGTGCCGTTGCAATCAGTAACGAAGATGGTGATATGATAGTTAAGCAAAGCAGACAATTCACTGCCAAACCTAACGCGCTATTCCCTCCTAGCTTTGACTTTACTCCGGTCGAGGCAACTGCTGAACAGAAGCCTAAAGCGCCTCCTATTAAGCCAGCAACTCCCGAACCAAAAGGCGTGCCTGCCAATCGTCCTACCTCTAATGGTCCCATCCTGCGTCGGCCTACTGAGGAAGAAATGCAGCCAAAACTGCCTAAAGAACTTCTCGATATGCCTGATATGGATGCTGCCGCTCGGCGTGCTGCTGCATGGCAGATGATGAATAGCGAGCCTCATGACGGCATAGAGCCTCTGGTGTATGCTAATGCTGTATACCCAGGAGGTACGGAGAACAACTATGCCGTCAAATCGCTTGAGCCTTGTGGCAAGATTCATTTGGAAATCAAAGGCATCGATGAATTTTCCATACCTAGGCGACGCGTAGAGGACATTGGGTTTAACCCTCCTCAGTATGTATTGGACGATATTCAAAACAACGTTATGGCCGCTGTAGGTATGAACATTCAGCTACCGTTCAAGCGTCTTTATGTTGGTCTAAGTACTGCGTCAGGCCATCAAACGTCTATCGCTACGTACATGGCCAGTGGCATCATGTATGGTGTTATCGTCCTGCAAGCCAAACAGCTTATTGGATTGTTTGGTGGTTTTAATAGCAAGTCCGTAGCTCATGCGATGACCCATGAACTGGCGCATTTCGTTGACCATACGATGATTCGTAACGTTGAGAAAATGCGCTTTGATCAGGCC